AACTTCTACGTCGGCTAATGCCTTGGCTTCTGCTGTGTCGGCTGCTTTTTGCTCGGCTTGCTTCATAGCAATCTTAGCAGCTGTGTCTTCAGCTACCTTCTTTGCAAAAGCTTCCAAGTCGATGTTTTGATTATCCATCTTGATCTCCTGATCTGCGGAATTAATTTCCGCGCTTTGAGGTGTGTTGTCACTAGCTATTCCCGAAGTAATATCTTCATCCTTAGCCAGAGACTGACCTGCTAGATCTACACGATTTGTGAAAGTTTTTTTGAATTCTTCGTACTCTTTATCAGAGTCAAAAGACTTCGCGAGCGAAAAAGTAGCTGACTGATTGCAAGGTACGGAAACAACCGATACCTCAAATAATTCAGCGTCCTTAATCATAAGTCCGTCGGTTTCCTTAATGTAATCAGCATCCTTGACTCGGAAACCTACGGAAAAGGCTCCAAGAACACCGTCTTTTACTAATTCTGCAACATTAGCAGGTGCTGACTTGCTAATCTTACATTCTAACTCCAAACCATCGGGTCCAGCTTTCAGACCTGTGGCTCGGCCAATTGGCTTGTCATAATCATGATTAAACAAGATAATTGGATTTTTTTCAAAATTCTTTAGTCCACCTTTCTGCCAAGCTTCTACTGAGATGGAGTCACCCGCGCGATCAAAATCAGCTGTACTTGCCATTCCACGAATCATTACAGAACCATCATCCTGTGCTTGAGTCTTGAAAGTAGACGTAAGATTAAAGATTTTATTCATATCTTAATCCTCTTTTACTGCCGGAGCAGGCTTGACCGCTGCCTTTGGTGCGGGCTTTGGTGCTTTAGGCGGTACAGGCTTAGGCTTTGGTGGAGGATTCTCCTTAAGCTTAATCTGTGCCCACACTTCGGGAAGATTCGTTTCCATAATAGCTAACATACGGCTCCAGCTTCCAAAATGATTTAGTACAATACCTGCTCTTACAGGAGTTCGTGTTTCCATATGTTCGTAGTCATGCTTAGTAAGGACTTTACCCTCTTCTAACATAACCATTGATACTGCTTCGAGGACTTTGCCTCTTTGTCTCATGCTTCCCATTATTCCTCCGTTTCTTCGACAGGCCTTCCGCCTTCGTCGGGGTTAGTCGCAGAACCAGCAATATTTGCTGGAACGCGTATGTCTTCAGTACCCGTTACAAAATCAAAGCCTAAAGCTTTTCGTGCTTCTGCAGGGGTTATAATTCCTCCGTTTACTAGCGATGTGTAGTAGGCGGAAGAGTCTCTTAGCTCAGGTTGTAAAGCAGGAATATTAGTAATATCCTCACGCAACTCAAAACCAAAATATCTTTCTAGTCCATAATTAATTTTTCTAACGATAGGAAGTATAGTCTCAAGATAATATAATCGCATATTTGGGCGAATGTTAGCATTGTTCCCAGAGTCCATCATAATTGGAGGGATTCCAAGCGCCTTTAAAATTATCTTTTCATTTTCTAGGATTGCACTTTGGAAATCCATTTCTTTAAAATTAACATTAGAAATCTTATCTACTTCAATTCCACCATCTAAGATGAGAGGTCGGCGACCGCCTGCATCTGGACGGTATCTTGCTTGCCAAGAAACCATCATTCGTTCTTTGATTTTCTCAGAAAGTGTGTTTGGTGACTTTAGTACTAAACCTGGTACTGCTCCGTTCTTAAAGAAGTTGTCTTGGAATGCTCTCATGTTCTTCATAAGAACCATAGTACGCATTGCAGGCTTTAAACGAGGTACTCCTCGATATATAGAATGAAAGGAATTTTCTTTGATATGAATAATTTCATCCGGAGTAAAAGTGATATCGTGCATAGTAAACCTTTCTATGTAGGTTTCTTTGCTTGAATGAATAGTTACGTCACTCGCAGGTAGATGATAGAGATGCGCCCCATCGAAATACAGAAAAATGTTTCCATCAATCAAAAAATCACTAATTAGATTACGTTTAAAACTATTAATATCTTGATAAGGGTTTGGAGACTTGTTCAAAAGTACTTCTACTTTAGAGGCTTTAACACCAGGAACAACGCCCCGAAAAGAGTTATCTCTCGATACTAAAGTATGAATCTCAGCTACATCATCAACAATCATGTTTACGCCGCGATTTACTACTTCTAGATCCTCGTAAGCTTTTTCATAACTAAAGGTTGGCTCATGAGAGGAGGTAATATTACCGCCCATATGAAATTGTGCAGGATTTAACTTCTCCTCAATTTCTATGGTTTTTGCTCCGAAAATATTATTATACCAAGCCATGTTTTTCTCTTTGAATCTGTACCCATCGCATTTGCTTTTTTGCTGTAACTAGTGCAGGGTCTTTACCATAAATTGAGTGAAGCTTTAAATGATGAGTATGACACAGTGTAGCTGTGTGGTCATATAGCTCAGCATGGTGCTCTTCTATAAAATCATCCCGTAATGCTTGTATATACTCAGGGTCGTGTTTGTTTTTTGCTAGCCATTGATTAAGCAAGGGCGTTAAACTATAGTAGTGGTGAAAGTCAAGCTGTTCAGTCTCACTACAAATCTCACAAGAGGAACCTTTCTTATACCCAGACTTTGCCTTATCTCGTACATACTTTACAACATCACGTTTTAGCTTAGGCATTTGCTTTCGGGTTCCTGATTTTTCATTAGAAGAATTATAGCGGCTTTAGGGTAACTTGTCAATAACTATTTTTGCACAGGTATCGCTAGAAGGATATGTTTCCTGTCTGAAATGAATAAAGTGCGTACCTTAAACCGTCTGCCATGTGCGAAGCCATGTTGTGCTTTGGTTTTTCCTTTATTAAGTTAGGGTTGGGGTCCCACTGATAAGAGTCCAGGCAGATAAGGGACTGTTTGCATTCTTGATCAACATAAAGGTTGTCGTTATCGATGAGGCTTGATACATGGCCAATTCCGTCCAATACAGACTTCTTAGCGTTAATGGTGGAGATGTCATAATTCTGCGCGAGATCGAACCTTGTTTGTTGAGCAGCTGAGTCAATATAAATAAAATCAATATCCCAACGATCAATAAGTTTCTGTATTTCGATAGCATGTTGCTCAGTTGTTCTCTCCGCATTAAGATATTCATCTACTAAGTAATATTTTTCCTCATCCCAGTCGTATGCAATTACACACAACGCTGTAGGATCTTTGTATCCTACGTCCAATCCTGCAAAGACGTCCATCTTTGAGGTATCTAATTGAGACAAGTCTTTAACTTGAGTCTCAAAATCAAACTTCCATATCTGACCTTCATAAGTATTAAAGTCAGCTTCATACTCCTGCCTGAACTCAGCGTCTGACATAGACTTACGTGCCTCTGATATATCGGACTCTGACATGCGAGGATTATCTTTGTATGTAGCGCGAACAGAGCACCATTCGGGGAAGTCGTCCGAGTAGCCTCTATAGTAGAATTCTGAGAACCAGTTATTTCTCCCACGAGGAGTAGAAATAAAGAGTGCTTTTGAGTTTTCTTTGTCGAGTGTCGGTCTAAGTGCAACGTTGAAGGCATCCTTGCCGTCAGCGAGTGCGGCCTCATCAAAGATGATAAGGTCATAAGATCTACCTACGCAAGAATCGACTTGGTTAACCGAGCCCATTCTTACAGTAGATCCATTAGAGATTTCAATAACTTTGTCCTTTGCGTTATCTTTTGTAACCTCTAAGTCGAAATGTTTAATTAGGTTTCTTTGCAGATCAAAGGAGATCTGAGACAAAGCGTAGTTGGGCGACATAATCAATATGTTAGAGCCAGGCACTAAAGACACGAGCTGTCCAATAATGTTAGCAATATATGTTTTGCCTTGCCGACGAGAAACGGCGGCAGAGACAAAACGGTACTTTGGGTTATTAATCGCGTTGATAATTGCTATCTGCGACGGTAACGGTTTGACGTTCAATAAGTCCAAGTACGGACCTATAGGAAGTTTTAAGAACTTTGCCTCAGACCCTAATTCAACTATTTCTTCGGAGATTATGTCTCTCCGACTTACTTCAACTGCCATATATTAATCTTCTTTTTTCAGTAATGTCCAGATTCCATAGCCTAAACCAAGCCAGGCCATCATTTTCGCTAAACCGCCGAACAGTATTACTGAACCGCAGATTCCTATTAACATAGCACCATCCCAAGATGTGCGTTCTTTTACTAGCAAATTAAGATACTTCATCATGAGTACCTCTCTTCTTGTGTCCGTTCCAAGCTACAAAACCTGCAATACGTAGTGTCCAGTAAGCAAGATAGTTTAGTACTTTAAAGCCGTTTACTTCAATACAAATATCACGGAAAATTCCATCCATGTGCTTCTGGTCCTGATACCCGATGTTGGTTCCGTCTTTCTTCATAAGAGTAGCATACTTATAGCCATAGTCATGAACTAACCCACCCATTAGTAGTACTCCAACGGGAGACAAGAAAGTAGCTAGGAACTTAGGAACAGACGCTCCATCAAACTCAAATCCTTTAGGTACTTTGTATTCTACACCACTAATATTATAATGAAAATCTTCACAGATAACCCACTTACGACTACCCATCAGCCACATTAGTATTCCTTTGAAAAAACCTTTATTCTTTGTTGCTATTGGTACTGGTTGCATCTTTGGCATTTCAGGGTAGCTAAACTGAATCAAGTCTTCTACGTCCTTATCGCATTTGTTTACGATGTATCCAATTATAACAAGTACACCTAGTACGGTCCACTGCCAGAAAGTCATTGCTAAATCAAGTAACATTTCCATTATTTCTTTCCTCCTAATGCTTCTTTGGCATAAAATGCCGATACAATTGCGGCTACTGATACGAAGTAAGTAGGTGCCATTGATCCTAAAGTTTTCTGAGCTTCATCTAAGCCTGCAAGACTAGCTAG